CATGCGCCAACCGTCCCCATGGAGTTATCAGATCAGCTGGAAGCCGTCCTCCGCGTTCCAGTGATACAGCAGTCCTTCGGCGGCGTAGAGGATCCCCGCAGCGGGCGCGTCGGCGCCGGTGGCCTCCACCCAGCTCCCGGAGGAAGCCTTGTATATCTTGCCGTCCGTGGTGTTGCCGTATTTCTCGCCGGCCTTGGGGCTGGCGGGCGGCGTGTCCGTCACGGCCCGCAGCGCCACGATGCCCGGTACGGTCATTTTTCCGGCGCTGTCCACGGCGACGGTACCGCCGTTTTTCACGCCGCCCAGGGAGCTGCCCGCCACCGGCAGGGTGTAGACGCTGAAGCCGGCAAAGCTCGCGGCGATGGCCGCTCTGGCTGGGTCCGGGGGCAGCAGCATGGCGCCGCTGTTGTCCAGCAGGCTGCCGTCGTCCGCCAGGAACAGCGGGCCCTCCCCCGCGGGAAAGACGCCCCGGCCCTGGGAAAGCAGCTGCGCAAGTCTATCGTTGGTCATTTCCATATCAGGCACCTCCGTCGTCGATCAGCAGGGCAAAGGCCACCAGGACCGCGCCGGCGGCGATGATCCCGGCCGGCCGGTAGATCTCCCAGGCGCCCCAGCTCACCAGCGCGCCGCCGCCCAGGAAGCACAGGTCGTTCAGCACGCCCCGCAAAAACTTAATGATCTTCTTCATATTCTCCTTTTGCCTCCCCTTCAGGGGAGGGGGACCGGCGAAGCCGGTGGAGAGGTCGTCACCGCCGCAGCGCCCTCACATCATAACCGCATAACCCCGCCGCCGGATGGCTTCATTCAGGTCCGGCTCATCGATGGCCACCAGCATCCGCGCCAGGGCGTTCAGCAGCGCCGCAAGGGGGTCGATGCGCTGAGAATCGTCTTTGTGCCGCTTCGAGAGCTTGATGTCCCCAAAATTGTTGACGACCTCCACCGCGTTCCCGCAGCACCAGAGCAGCAGGGGGCTGTATTCCGCCACCAGCTTTCCCTGGAGGATTAGCTCCCGGAAACGCTTCGTGGCCTGATTGAGTCCCGCGCAGGTCTGGGGGATCTCCACCACACTGTCCTCTCCCCGGGTCTCCCGGATCTTCAAAGCGAGGTCCGTGGCATTGTGGCCGTCGTAGTCGATTTCCTTGATCCGCCAGCCGTGGTCCCGTTCCCCCTCGCAGATCCAGTTATCCACATAGCTGTTGTCCGTCACGTCGCCGGGGGTCAGGGTACAGTAGCCGTCGGGTGCCCAGGCGATATAGGGGATCCGGTCCGTCCGCTCATGCTTGGCTGCGGCGTTTTCCGGGAGGAAGCCGTGGACCTTCACGGCGATCCGCCCGTCCGGGAGATTCCAGCAGGCCCCTGTCCCGCTGAGGTCGATGCGCTTGCCCAGGTCGTAGCCGCACCAGCACTCCCGCCCGTCCGTCAGCTTCGCAAATTCCTCCCGGCTGACGCAGAGGCCCCGCAGGGCTTCCAGCTGCTCCGTAGTGAGGTATTTGTTGGTGTTGGAGGCGTCTGCCTGCCAAAGGCAGCAGCGCCGGGTGAGGAACATCCGGATCTTGTCCGCGTCCCCGCTGCCGTAAGCCAGCTCGCATTCGGTTCGGATCTGCTCCCGGAGGATGTCTCCGTAAATGCCGGGATAGCGCAGCACAGGGTTTGCCCGCAGCCACGATTCCGGGTCCTGGGGGTCGTCCGTGGGCTCCAGCTCCCGGAGCATGACGAAATATCGGTCCGACCGGAGATCCCCCTGCAGGATCTGGCGGCACAGCAGCTCCTCCTTATAGCAGGGCTTGTTGGCCGCGTCGTCTCCGGCGGTGGTGATGATGTCCAGCAGGGGCTGCGTCCGCTTGCCCAGGCTGTTCAGGCCCAGGTCGTGGATCGTGGCCACCTTATGGGCGTGATATTCGTCCAGGCAAAAGTAGCTGGGGGCCGCGCCGTCCTTATTGCCGGTCTCCTTGCTGAGCTTGGTCATTTGGCCGCCCCGCGTCCGATGCTCCACATAGGTGCGGCGGATGTAGAGCCGGCGGGCGATCTCCGGGGAGGCCTCCGCGATCTTCGCCGCGTCGCCCCAGACGCGCCCCGCCTGGTCTTTGTCCACGGCGGCGCAGTAAACCTCCGGCTCCTGCTCATAGACGGCCTTTTCCGGCTGATAGGGCGGATAGAGGGCGTCTGCCGTCATGTGGTAGAGGCATTTCGCGCTGTTCTCGGTGCTTTTGACGTTTCCCCTGGCCCGCTTGTTATAGGCCTGGGTAAAGCGCCTTACGCCGGTCTCCCTGTGAACCCAGCCGTAAAGACATCCCTGGTCGAAGATCTGCCAGGGCTCCGGCTCGATGGGCTGCCCCGCCATGGGGCCGCGGATCTGGACGCAGCGCCGGAAGAACTCAAGGACGCGGTCGGCGCGGGTCTCATCGAATACCCAGGGGAAATCGTCCGTCCCCTGCCGCCGCAGGTCGTCCAAATGCCGCTGACAGGCCAGGATCTCCCAGCGGCAGCACACGCTGCGCAGCTTGCCCTGGGTGACCTGTTTTGCATAAATACTCACCGGATGGTGAAGCCCGGAGCTCGCTCTCATATCAGTCACCGAAAAGCGGGTCCTTCGGCCCCGTGGCGGTAGAGGGATCCGGCGGCAGCCCCAGCTTTGTCCGGCCTCCCGGCGTCAGGCCCAGCTCCTTGTAGTAGCTCAGGGCCGCGCTGGAGAGGTCCATCCAGAGCACAAGCATGGGGTTCCGGGTGGGATTGGAGGCCCCGCCCTTATTGGTGTAGGCCACCACAGGCTGCGAGCCGCTGTCCTTGTACTGCTTCTCCGCGGCGTCCCGCTGCACCAGGATCTCCGCCAGGGCCTGGATCGGCGCGTCGAAATAGGGCTGATAGGTCCCGGCGGCAATGCAGGCGTCGCGGATCTTCTTCGTCCAGCCCTTGACCGTCTTGGGGTTTCCCATTACCAGGGCCGCTTCCGTTCACCGGGCGGCGCAGCTGCGGCCTGCCGCGCCTGGGCCTCCCGCCGTTTCCGGCGGCACTCCCGGCACCGGCTGAAGGGCTCCAGCTTCCGCTCCCGCAGCCACCGCAGCTCCGGGGCCTCGATGGTGAAGGCCTCCCCGCAGTCCCGGCACACCACATGCATCCGCACCACGTCGACCTCAGCATCCGCCTTTTTCATAGATCCGTCCTCCGCTCATACCCGGTACACAGGTAAACGTCATGCATCTGGGTACCGGCCAGCTCACACTCGAAGCAGTCGATGCAGTGCCCACTTTGGCAACCCCTCCAAGCTGAGTTGTCCGTACAGTCCTGGCAGAGACACCGCTGGTTTCCGTATGGGCATTTCCCCTGCTCCGTAATGGTCTGCATGATGTCGCTCATGCGCTCACGCTCTTTCCGGCCGTGACCAGCCTCAAATTCTGCGGCCGCCGCCGCGATCCGCGCCGTCAGGTTCCACCCGGCGCCGCTGCAAAACCGCAGCACTTTCGTCCGCCGCCGCTGCAAAATCGCAGCGCTTTTCCCCGTTTTCCGCGTACCCCCCGCCGAAATTTGCGATTTTTTCTCGCAAACGAGGCTGGCCGCGGTCTTGTCCGGAGGGGTTTGAGACTTTCCGAGGGGGGAGGGGGTCCGGAGGCCCCCCGGAGGGGGTAGGGGGGGGTATCCCCGCCCCGGCGCACCCGCGCCCGCCCAGGAGCAGCGCCCGCGCCCGTCTGACGCGCTACGTAGCCCCGGCGCCGCGCGCCGTGTCCGAATCGGACACTAACCGCGCCTTAACTCCGCGTTCAGCTCCCGCATCGTCTTGGCATCGTGGCAGGTCTTGCACAGGCTCTGCAGGTTCGCCGGGTCGCTGAACAGCGCCCATCGCCCACGGTGCGGCGTCACATGGTCCACCACCGTCGCCCGTACCCGAAGGCCCCGCGCTGCGCACTCGCGGCAGAAGGGCTCCCGCAGCAGCTGCCCGGGCCGCAGCACCTCGCGCCACAGCCTGGTGCGGTACATCCAGTGCCAGGCCTCGGACGCCTTCCGCGCCTTCGCCTGGGCCGCCAGGTCCCGGTGCGCCTCGCAGTACCCCGAGGGATCCCGCGTCACGTTCCCGCAGCCCACCTTCCGGCAGGGCCGCAGCGCCCTGGACGCCACAAGCCCACGCTCCTCTCTGGCCTCACGGCCTCCCGCGCTGCGAAACCGCAGCGCCGCCGCGCCCGCCGAAAACGCAAAAAGCCCGGGCAGACGGAGTGCATACGCTACTCCATCCGCTCGGGCTCAGGCACATCGGCACAGGCACTGGCGTCAATGTTCAGGAAATGCTGCCGCCGGCAGCGTTTGCACCAGGCGGGGATCATCCGTCCCTGCGTGGCCGGGTGGATCGGCATGAGCCGCCCACGCCCGCAGTCGGGGCAGATGGCCCACCCCTCATGCACGGCTATTATACGCTTTCTTGCGTCGGAAATCAAGCCGCTTTTCACCGCCTCTCCGTAAGTTATACCCTGCTCCAAGCTTGAAAAATATAAGCCTTGTTCAATTTCTGCGCGCCCTAGCGCCGCCTGGGCGGCCGCACCCGCCGCGCCGGCGGTTCCTCCGGGAGCAGACAACATATGTATTCATAGCTGCCCCACTCGTTCACCATGCTGTCCTTCTCCAGCACCACCGCCCCCGGCGGCGGGGAGAGGGTGACGTAGTCCTCCACCATGACGCTCTCCCGCGTCGGGCGCTCCAGGTTCCGGCTGCAGCTCCAGCTGCGGGCGCCCACGGGGGCGCCGGGCTCCCGCGCCTCCTTGGTCAGATATTTGGCCAGCTCCTGATAGCCCCACATGTCGATGGTGCCGATCTCGATATCCGTGCCGAAAGCCCAGAGGCTGCGGATCGTCTCATAGGAGGTCTCCGGGATCACCAGATGGTGGTGCCACCGCCCCTCGCTGTGCACGCTCTCGGTGCAGTATACGTATTTCAGCTCCCGCCCTTTCTGCCGGAAGGATCGCCGCAGCAGGGTGAGGTACTTAGCAATGCAGGCGTTGGCCGCCTTCCGCCCGGCGGGATGGTGCGCGTCGTCATAGCTGAGGGTGACCACCAGATCCCGCTGCCGGAAGTTGGCCCCCAGGGTGAGCATGAGCTTATGCCAGGCCCGCCGGAGATTCACCTTCCGCCGGGCGGCGGTGGTGACCTTGGATTTCGCCGCCCGCACCTGGGGCGGATCGCAGGCCCGGGCCTGGGTATAGGCCACGCCGAAGAACAGGCGTCCGGCCCGGACCGTGATCATACGTTTTGATTTTGCCATAATGACGGGCCGCGGCCCACTCCCTTCTCAGGATCCAGGCTTGCAGCCGCTCATTCCAAATTCAACCGGCGTCCTGCTGGATGCCGCAAAGGATCACGTCCAGCTCATCGCAGGCGTCCTTCATCACTTCGCCGGGCCTCCCGGCTTCTGCCGACGCCTCCAGGACGCCCTGGAGCCGCCCAAGGACATGCCACATCCGGCTCAGGTCCTTCCCGGAGATCCGGAAGGCGGGCCCGCTCTCCCCCGCCGCTTCTTGCCTCCCCTCCAGGGGAGGGGAACCGCGCAGCGGTGGAGAGGTCATCCCCGCCTCCGCTGGTTCCGCGCCGGATTCCGGCGAATGAATACAAGTCGCCCGGGCTTCGTCCGCAAGGTTCCGCACAAGTCCGCGCCAGTCCGCAGAGCATTCCGAATTATCTTCGGAAGATGGCCAGGGCCACGGCTCCCGCGGGAAATGGGTTTGAGCCGACAGCAAAGGCCTCGACGCCTCTTTGATGCTCCTGGCCACGGCCTCCTCCGCGGTCTCTTGTGGCGCTTCATCCCGCTGTTTCGGCGCTGCATCGTCGAAGTCCGCCGCCGCCTGCGGCGGAGCCGAGGGCAGGGGCGGCCACTCCGGCTCCGCCGTCGGCGTCGTTGGCGCTGGGTCGATGACGATCATTTTTTTCTCCGTCTCCTTCTCTTTCTCTTTTTCGACCAGCTCCTGGATCGGCACAAAGCCGCTGAGCTGGTCAGCCGAAACGATGCTGCGGATGGTGCTCACGCTGCAGTCGTTCTCATCCGCCAGGATCTTCAGCTGCTTCTTCGGGTCCTTCGCCAGACGGTACTCCCTCCGGATCTCTTCGTCGCTCATGGGGAGCTGCTTGCGGGGCCGTCCGCTCATAAGGCGTCACCCCCCCCCCGTCGGCGGAGCTCGGGGGAATGCCTCGCATCGCCGCAGGG